ATTGTGGATCGTACTCGACTATGAAGTCGATCTCGCGAGCCGGAGCGGGAGGCGTGACATACACATGGAAGCGTATGATACCGTCGATGAGATCGGTTGTCGGGTTCTCGTCTCGGTTAAATTCCACTCTCCCGCCGAGGATGTACTGCCTTGCGGCAAGCCCGTTCAGCCAGATGTTTGCCGAATCCACTATCGTCTCCACAAGTCTCCTAGTGATCGGATAGTCAACTTTCTGCCAGAATGTGAGCACGAGGGTGTTGCCTATCCAGTCAAACATCCTCCGAATAGGGATGAAAGTATCTTTAACATCGGTCATGCTGGGATATGCCCCGGTCCTGTTGCCCCAGGCTCTCCAACCGCCTATGAAGTTAAGCGCAGTGACTACGCCCTGCCCATTCAGGTATGCTGCCTGCTCCGGGCCAAGGGCAACTTCTTTCCCATTAGCAACTGCACCATTGGCCTGAATTGACTTGTTGGACGGGCTTACGTAAGGCACGTCGTCGTTTTGTGAGTCCACCTTGCACATCACGCCCGCCAGTTGTGTGGAGAGATGGAATTCTTTTTCTCCAAGCTTGATCTTTGGCCAGCACACAACCTGCCGTTCGTAGATGAAGTTGTTCTGGTTCTTCCATGCGGAGACGTCCGAATATTTTTTGACAGTATCGGTAGGAACATCAACAAGTGCTATGCACTTAAAGTGCGCGTTGATGTTTGATGCCTTGGCAACCATAATTGCTGCCACCTCAGGATCATGCGACCAACCGGGGGCGAGGATCATCCCGGGGACGAGGCCAAACTTTGGGAAGACTTTGTCTACCAGCTCTAAGCCTTCGTAATTGCCGGTAGTGGAGTCCACGCCACCGATTATGTCGTCAGATGTGACAAGCGAAGGATCAAGGTGGGTATAAGATATTTTTACTCCGGAAGCTTCCCCTATACTTCCGCCAGAAAGACGCGTTATGACGACATAGCCATCCTCGTCGAAGCCCAAAGTATAGTCTTTGTTTAAGACATATGTTGCAGGCTCCGTAGCTGTGGATTTAACCACTACCGAGCTTAGCAATACCCCCTTGTTGGCTAACTTAACGGCTTGTACTTGAGCAGAAAAAGTTTGACTTTCACTGGTTACGCTGACCTTGTGGACCTTTGGATCAAGAACATTGACTAAAACCACAGGAGATACGTTGAAAAGCGCAAAGTGGGAATAAATAAACTCACACAAGGTATAATTTCCCCAATCTTCACTATAGCCAAAGGCCTCGACCGCTTCCTGATAGGTATAACAAAGAACCGGCTTGTTCACATTAGCCTCATCAGCAAGGTTTATGGGCGCTGTCCCTATTACAAAAGGCAATCCCGCCGTGGTTCTTACTGGCGGGATTATCGAGGTTGGAACTTCGGAAACATAAACGCCATGTTTATAAGCCATCTATCACACACCACCTTTTGAGATAAATTTCATGACTTTCTCGTAAGCTATTTGTTCAGGCGTTCCTTTAGTATCTATTGCTCTATTTGCTCTTGTTAGTTCTGCCACCGGGACAAACAGCATCTTTATTTCTGGGCATTTATCTATCAGCTCGTTCAAATATTCAGGGATGCCATCTTTAAAAATTCTATATTTAGACAGCATTCCACCAGGGATGTTTGGGCCGCAATAGATCACTTTATCTTTTGTCTTAAGCGAATATTTGATCTTTTTATTTAAAGAATTCGCCATCCAGTATCACCTCCTGGTCATATATTTCTTCGAGCGGACGCGGCACTACCCACCTGGTCGTCATTTCACCGATCCACTGTGGGTAGGGCTGTTCTTCCGGCATCTCAAACAAGCATGGATATTCGATCCTGTATTTTTTTGCGATCACACGTTTCTTAAAAAGATCGATCCAGATCCTCGTCGCAGTATTCGCAACATCACGCCATCCATCCTGCGCATCATGCGAATATGTCCCGATCACCAGTCTGACGACTGCCTGCGCATAGTCCCTACCCGTACCTCCACCTTTTTCGCTAACGTCCTCAAGCGAGATGAGCCTAGCTATTACAAAGGGGAAATCATCTTCCTGCAGCTCTGGCTTCTTCGGATTCTTGGGCGGAAGGTAGCCGGCAACAATTTGCGGAGGCCTTTCGTCCCCGCTTTGTGTCTTAAGCTGCAGGTCTTTCACGGTTAAGGTTAAAAATTCGCAAATGGCATCAATTAAATCTACAGGACTCATTTGCCGTACCCCTTCAACAGTCTCGTGATCTCATGTTCCAACCTGTCTTCCAGCACTTCCGCCGCACGCACCTCGATTTTTTCCATTACCTCTTTGCTGCCGATCATATGAGGTACTGACGGGCCAAAGAGCTCTTTAATAGGGAGCCTCCTTCTAGTCTTTCTCATGTACACCCCGACATGGCCTGAAGGCATCTTTGCAACGAAAGCGTGCTGGACTATGCCTCCGGAGCTGCCCTTCTTAACCTGCGCACGCAGCGGGCGTGATTGATTAGGGTTGCTCGGAGAAATGCGAAACTTGGACAGCGGTATAACCCTGCCGGATGCCCGAAGCGTTGCCATTGGGCCTGACGAAGAGGCCTTTTCAATGGACATGGGCGAGCGAACATCTTGCGCTTTGATGATATACTGGGCGCGCACCTGTTTGACGGCTTCCGTCCTCGCAGCAGAAGCTGCCCTGTTTATCGCAGAAGATACAGCCCTATTTGCGCCTTTGGGAACACTTGCCAAAACCGTCTTTACGCGCTCAAGCTGTTTGTCGTCAATCTCTATCATGATTCCGCAGCCTCCAGAGTAATACGAAAGATCCCCATGTCATCGGCACACTCTTTGACTGTATATATATTGCCGTCAAGCCTCATAATTTGGCCGTAAACAGGACGATAATTCAGATCAGACTCTTTTACGTAAAGTGCTATTTCGCCGCGGTATACGCCATCGTACATTTCTGTTTTGTCATTGCTGTATATTTTGAGAATGTCACTGTCGATCAGAGCTTTTATCATTTGTCCGTCTATATCGTGCAGATCTGCAAATTCGTCGGTATTTAAGAACACATGAACGTCACGATGGATATAATCCCGCAGCTTCATTTAATCCACCGCCTTCTTCTTTCTGCCCTTTGATTTTTGTGTTATATTTTGCCCCTCAAGTGACTCGCAAATGTTTTTTTCTTCCTCTGGCATAATTTTTTCTTCTTCCGCATACTTTTCGATTGTGCCGTTAGATGCTGCAATAAGGCGGTCTTCTTCCTCCTCCGAAAGGCCATAAAGAATGGACCCGCCTGGAAGGCCGGGTCCATACCTTATTCCTTTATGTTTAACGCCAAAGCGTTTTATTATGATCGCCATGCAACCACCTACTTAACTTTAAGCACGTACCAGGAGTCCACATCTTCCGGCTTGGGGAGAGGACGGGACGCGACGCGGATCATCTTCATGTCGTTGTTCGTGTCATTCCATACCTTCGGGATTCTTGTGCCCTCATAGGTGTGGAACTGGCCGTCGTCTTCAAGCTGCGTGACTGCGCCGTACAGCCTGGAACCAAGGCCCGTCCTGCCCATGATGAGATAGTTATCCGGCATCATCGGCTTTTCAACGCCATCGTCATCGATGAACCATTCATCGTAGGTGTAAATCTCAAGGCCAAGGCTGGCGAGAGTTCCGATATAGGTGACGCCATCCATCATCACTCTGGGCTGCATCTGGCCGAAAGAGAAGTTACGGATGTCAAACAGCTTCTGTATTGAATCATCGTTCAGGAACAGCTCGACCACGTCGTTCGCCATGACGACGACATCGGGGTTAACCCCAGATTTCTTGATGATTTCAAGCCTGATTTCTTTCAGATCGCTGTACTTTTTACCGGCAGCATTGCTGTCAGACCATACATCCGTGGTGGTGAAGGTGTCCTTGTTTGTGAAATTGAAGTCTATTGTGTCTTCGACGTAGTCCTGCCCTATCTTGTCTACCCACCCCTTGATGGTCACGGTGCCTTCAAGCAGGAGCTGTCTGCACATCCACTCCTCGCGCCTTGCAATCATCTGATCAAGCTCAACGAGATCCTGAGCAAGCAGCTCCTGTGCACGCTGTTCGGGAGTCCTTGTGCTGTATATATCCTCCCCCATCAGCCTGTTGGCCAGATCGTCGATGGTCAGCAGCCGCTGCGGGGCGATATACGGTGTCGTGTAGGTGTCGGTCTTAAACCCGACCCTGTCTACCGTAATGCCGCCACGTCTGCGGGCAACGAAAGGCGCCATTGCACGCTTACCTTTCTTGAAATCTACGTCCACCTTCTCGGTCACGAACGTCTGGACGTTGGGGAAAAAGGTGTCTCTGAAAAAAGTCTTTACAGGCAACATTAAATTTATTGCCTGCATCATTGTCCTGGTTTCATAGATATTAGGTATTCCTGCCATTATTCTTTCCTCCTTCTTTCCGGATTAACTACGCTTCAACCGGCTTCACATTTTCGCTCAGGAATATCCCAAGCTCACGCAACTTGGCCTCATGCATGTCTGCGGTGTCAGCCCCGCCAAATACGAGAGCCTTCCTGTTAAAATGCCCGCTCGTATATGCGACTGCCACT